GAGCTCGAGCGCCTAATCAACACGGCGAACGATGTCCGCAAGGCCCGCCGGTTCCTGGGCGATTTGCATCCAAAGCAGCGCGCGTTCGTCTGCGACCCGTCGCGCCGCAAGGTCTCCGTCTGCTCGCGCCGTGCCGGCAAGTCGCACGGCATCCTCGCGTGGCTCATCGACGGCGCGCTTTCCGACCCGGCCGGGCTCAGCGTGTACATCGCGCGCTCGAAGGGCGACGCGCGCCGCATCCTGCAGCCGGCCATCGACTACTTCGCGCAGCGCTACCCCGAGCTGCAGCTGCGGCTCCGCGAGGTCGACGGGCAACTGCTGCTCATGGTTGGCCTGACGCGGCACACCATCTGGCTTGCGGGCTGCAAAGACAAGTCCGAGGTCGGCAAGTTCCGCGGCAGCAAGTACAAGCGCGCGGCAATCGACGAGGCGCAGGAGTACGGCGTTTGGCTGCGCGAGCTAATCACGGACAGCATCGAGCCCGCGCTCATCGACAAGGCTGGGCACCTGCTGCTCGCTGGCACGCCGAGCCCCATCCCGGCCGGCCTGTTCTACGAGGTGAGCACCGGAGACGGCTCGCCCGCGTGGCCGACGCACCACTGGACCATCCTCGACAACCCGCACATCCCGGACGCGAAGCACGAGATCGCGCTGTTCTGCGAGACGTACGGGCTCGACCAGAGCTCGGCCACTTTCCGTCGTGAGTACCTCGGTGAATGGGTGCGCGATGAGGGCGCGCTAGTGTATCCGTACTCAGCAGCGCTGAACGCGGTCACGGCCGACCAAGTCCCGGACGGGTTGCGCCACATCCTGAGCATCGACTTCGGGTTCACCGACGCAACGGCATTCACGGTGCTCGGCACGAAGAGCGGCATGCCCGAGGTGTACGTGCTTCGGAGCTGGAGTATGACCGGGCTGATTCCGTCCGCGGTCGCGGCGCACACTGAGCGACTGCGGGCCGAGTTCGGCGCCGGGCTGCAAATCATCGGCGACGAGGGCGGGCTCGGCAAGGGCTACGCCGAGGAGATGCGCCAGCGCTACGGCATCGGCATCGTTGCGGCCGAGAAGACGAAGAAGCGCGCGTTCCAGGAAATCGTCCAGGGCGAGCTCAGGAGCGGCACGGTAAAAATCGTGGCGCGCGATTGCGGCCAACTGCTCGACGAGATGTGCCTGCTGCAGTGGGGGCCGGGCCGCGTCGCCGAGGATCCGCGCTTCGAGAATCACTGTTGCGACTCGCTGCTCTATGGGGTGCGAGCCGCGCGTACATGGTACACCCCGGAGCTCGAGGCGCCCAAGCCCGGCTCACCAGACTGGTACGCGGCCGAGGCCAAGGCCACGAAGGCGGCTATTAAGAAGCGGGCCGAACAGCGGGCCAGGAAGCTTGGGGCCTATCGGCCGGTGCGTTAGCGCGGCTGACACGCATATCGATTCGAGCAGGGGCCGGAGTCGTCGACGTTGCCCGCGTCGTCTAGCGTCCCAAGCGAGAGGCAGGTGCACTGCCCGCCTGCGGCCTCGCAGCGCGTCTTTCGGTCCGGATCAGGCGTGCCCTGGTTCGCGTCCGTGTCGCAGTAATATTGGCACGCCATCTGGTAATGCGTGCCGTATCCGGTCGGGACCTGGCAGGCGTAGCCGTAGCCGAGCGGCTTGCCGTCCGCGTCGGGTCCGTCGCAAATCGCCCACGTGCCTGCGCAGTCGGGCCAGGTCGGCCCGGCGTCGGCTACCTCGGGTGAGCCAGCCGCGCCGCTGGCGCCCGCCGCTTCCGGCGTCTGGCCTGCTCCCGCCTGTCCGCCCGCTACCGTCGACGCCTCGCCAGCTTGCTCCGTGCTCGCACCAGAATGCCCGCCAGCTGCGTTTGGCGCCCCGGATGACCCTGTGGCGCCCGCGTCAGGCAAAACGCCGCCTGTCGGCTCCCTGGTGGCTGACGAGCACGCGATGCCCAGGAGCAGCAACAATGGAAGCGTGCCAAGCCAGGAGCTCATCCGCCTCACACTACGGCTGCCGGGTGGCCAGCACAAGCTCAGCCACGACCTCCGCCCGCGACTTGCCCGACTCCTTCGCCTTGGCGGCCAGCAGGACGAGCACCGCGCGTGGCAGCCGCAGCGTAATCCGCCCGTAGCCGTGCGCGGCGTAGTCAGCTTCCGTCCATTGCGTGCCGGAGCGCGCACCCTTCACGCGACGACTCGGTAGCCGGCCTCTTCGAGCGCGAGCGCGAAGTCCTCAGCCTGGCTCTCGGACAGGTAATTCAGCTTCCCATTCGCCGAGACGAGCACGCCGTAGGTGTGGCCGAAGGTGAACGTCACGCGTGACGCGGTGTTCGTGTAGGTGATGGCGTTGTCGGAGAATTTGGACTCGGCTTCGGCGGATTGCGGCGTGTTCACGCAGCCTCCGACTCGAGCGACGCCAGAGCACTCTCGAGCGCGGCACGGTTTAGGCCCAGCTGCACGCACGTCTCGCTGACCGCAAGCTCCTGCGCCTGGTCGTGGCACATGCCCTTGGCGGCGTAGCTGCGGTACAGGGCGAGGATTGCGACACATGCTTGGTTGAGGGCTGCGCTGTTCATGCAGCTGAAGATAATCCCGCTAGGCGCCTAGCGCAACCGAAATCGACAATGGCTACGAGATTGGTGGCGCGGTTGCCATTTGATACGCGCTCGCGCGCGCGAGGGGCGAATAAGCATGGCTTGACTTTTACAATTCTTAACACTGTGTTCAGTGTCTTTCAGTGGTGCAGGTGGTGCAGTGCACTTGCCCTAAGTTCTATTCACGAGGGTTTTACTAGTAAAACTTCAGTGTAATAGACTGCACCACGGTGCACCCTCACTTTTTGGCATCCTCTTTTTCCTCCCAATCACCGAGCAGTCTGAGCCCCCTAACGTAGCGTTTTCCCCTGACTATTACGTATTGGCCGCCTCGAGAAATCACCCGTTTTTCGAACTGCTTCCGGTCGAGGAGGTACTGCACCCCGACCTCCTTGGCCCACCGTTCGTACCCCTTTCTTATCTCACCCTGTCCCACACTGTCCCCTGCACCCCAGGCGCATCGGTCGTCAAAAAACTCTCCGACCGGATCCATTTCGGCCTGGTATTCGCGGTTGCTGGCCTCGATTGCTTTGGCCATACCGAGCCCGCTGACCTGCCACGCTGTGCAGCCCGCCACGGCCCAAGCTAGGACGGCTGCGCGGCACTCAGGCGAGCTTTTGAGGCGCTCCTTGATTGTCTTGTCCTGGCGCTCGGCCGGAATGACGTGGTCGAATGGGATGCGCCGCATGCGAGCCCACATGCCGGCGTCGTCGTCGCGGATGGCTGGGGCGTCGTTGGCCGCGAACCAGAGCGCGAACGATGGGCGGAACGATACCTCGGCCTCGTACTTTGCCGCGGCGGTGATGGTGTCGCCGCCCGTTACGGATTTGAGCAGAGCTTCATCGAAGCGAGCGCGCTGCTGGAACTCGGTGGCGGTGACGAGGCGCGCGCCGGCGAGGCGGACGAGGTCGCCGCGGTTGCCGCCGGGGTTCTTCTGGATGAGCCAGGTCTCAGCGCTCGTCGCGACATGGTAATCGCCTAGCGCGGAGCCCAGGGCGTCAATGAGCGTGCTCTTGGCTGAGCCAGGCGCGCCGTACACGAAGAACAGCGCGCGCTCGGTGGCGGCGCCCTGGAGCGCGTAGCCGGCGGCGCGTTGGATGTAGCCACGGAGCTCGGTGTCGCCGTTCGTCGCCTCGGAAAGGAACCGCTCCCAAACAGGGTGCTCGGCTCCTGGGCTGAACTCGACCGGGCAGAGCTTGGTGATGAGGTCCTCGCGGCGGTGCGGGTGCAGCGTGCCGGTGCGGAGATTGATCGTGCCGTTCTCGCAATTGAGCAGCATCGGGTCGGCGTCGAGCTCCTCCATGTCGACGGCGATGCCCTCCTCGGACTCGGCCATCTTGAGCATGTTCAGGACGGCGTTCGCGCGCTCGCTTGCCTGCGCATGCTTCCACAACTCCTCGCGCAGCTGCTTGTCAGGGCAGGCGGCGGCCTCCTGGTAGATGCCTCGCACGACGCGCTTGGCGACGCGCGTCATCACGCCGCCCGGATCCCAGCGCCAGCGCTTACCGTCCCAGATGAGCCAACGCTTACGAGCGAAGCAGTAGTGGACGCGACCGCGGTAGCGCGCGACGAGCCGCTCACCGTTGCCGATATCGGTGCAACGGAAGCCGACCATGTTCAGGGTGTCGGCCTCGTCCGAGCCCCATTCGCCGTCGAATCGCTGCTCGAGCTCGGTATCCGCCTGTTCGGTCATTGGTTCCTCTTCCACGTGTAGGGCCCGCGTTGCGGCGAAGTGGCAGTCAGCATCCGAGCGAGGGCGCGCGCATCGCCTTCGGTGCGGCGAACCCCGCAGACAGCGCCGCTCCCGTCGATGACGGTCCACTCGAATTCGTCAGGCATCGGGCCTCAGCAGCGCGTGCGAATGTCGTCGAACCGGCGGAGCTCGAGCTCGGGCGGCGCCTCTTCGGCGAACGCGAGCCCGCATCGGCGACAGCGCTTGCCATCGACGCGATGGGGGAGCCCGCCGCACTCGTTGCAGAACTTGCCCCGCTTGCACGCGCTCGGCCGTTCGCCTTCGGGGTATTCGGCTCGCTTACTCGAGCGGGCGTTGTCGCAGGCTTTGCAGATGGTTTGCAGCCCATCGGGCGCGCAGCTGCGTGAGTAAAACCCGTTCTTACGCGGCTTCCATTTGCGGCACACGCGGCACTGCTTTTCGGTCGCGTCGTCGTGCCGGCGGCGGAGCAGTTCGGCGCGGGGCTTCGGCGCGGTCACGGCGCCGCCTTGCGCGGGCGGCAATCTGCGACCTGTTGCGCGGCGCGCGGCGTGCGCATGTCTTGATTCGTGGTCACGCAACCCTCACTTTCGCAAACTCAATTTCATCCAACACGCGCTCTTCGAACGTCGACCCGCGCGGCTCGCTCCTCGGCTCCCCGACAATGTCCACCGCCATGCGCTGCACGTTTTCCCGCAGCTGCTCCTGCACGGCACGCTCGCAAAACACGCGATACGCCCGGCGCGGGTCATTGCAGCAGGCGAGCGCGTGGCCGTACGCGACGACGATCGCAGCGTCGTATAGCTTCAGCCACACGAGCAGCAGCTCCTGCATCTGGGCGCCGTCGTACGCGGTGGCGCGCAGCAGCTCCGCGAGCGCGAGGCACGCGCGGCGCATCGCGTAGAAGCGACACGCGCGGTACCCGGCGAGGAGCGGGTCTCGGTGGACGATGGGGGCGTTCAACCACCGACCTCTGGAGTCTCGATCGTGACGTAGCAATGCGAGCGTGTCACCCCGTCTTTCTCGTCCATCGCCTCGATAACATGAACATGAAAAGCAAAAGTCACGTCGCTGGCCACGCCAAGGTATACGCGTACGTGCTCTGCTACAGCTCGCTTCCAAGCGCGCTCATCCAGCATGACCACGTGCTTCACGGCTCATCCTCCCCGCCGCACTCCCAAGGGTGAGGCAACGCCAGCATGCGGCTCTCCGCCGTGGCTCGCGGCTGGGCTTTGCGGTCGGCGGCGGCTAGACGAGCGCGCGCGTCGGCGTTGCGCTGCTCAGTGGCGCCATCGGTGAAGATGCCGTCGTCCTGCTTGTGCTCGCAGTACACGCACAAATCGCCATGCGTCGCGGCAATCGGGCGCTCGGGCCGGCTGCACTCGCGGCACTCGGGCGCAGCGGGAGGCGGCGCCGGGATGGTGTCACGCGACTGCTCCGCCTTGGCGCGGCGTGCGCGGATGTGGTCGCACAGCGGGCCCAAACTAAGCTCAAACATGCACCCATATGCATACTTGGCGTCTTCAAGCCCAGCGCTCTCCGGGGCGTCGCCGCTGAGATATGCGTTCGCCTCACGCTCACCGCAACATTCGCACTTCGCCATTACGCGATCTCCTTCACTTCGGCCTTAGCCTTCTCGTTGAGCCTCTTCCACTCGCGCAGCATGATCCGCTCGACGAACAGCGACGCATTCCGCGCATCGCCGCACAGCATCGTCGGGATGTTCCAATCGCTCCCAAACTTGATGATGGTCCCGAGCACACTCATTGGGTTGATGGCGCTGCGATTGAGACCGAGCACCACGTCATCCATCGTGCACTCGATGACGAGCCACCTGACCGGGTATTCGCGCATGCGCTCTATCTGCGCGATGAAGCGATCGCGGTCCGTGCCGCAGCACGATTGCAGCTCACCGTTGCGCTTCCGCTCGATGGCGACGGTTTCGGTCGCGCCGGCAAGCGAGTAGTCGCCGACGGGGAGCAACACGCGCTCGACCGTGAATGTGTCGCAAAAGGTGAGCGGCGCCTGCTCGCGCTGGTCGATCAGAATTCGCGGCTTTTCCGCGGGTTTTTTCGGCGCGCGGGTCATCAGTTGAACCCGTCGAATTGCCAGCGATACCAAGAAACGGTGACGCCATCCCGCACAGCAAACGCCTCCCTCACGCAACGAAAGCGAGCGGTTCGCATGGTCGTCATGTGCGGCGATGACATCTCGCGCAGGTCCATCACTCGCGACCGCGCTCCGCTCATCACCACGTTGATGATGGGGTATTCTGGCCGCTGACCAATCAGCACGTCGCCCTCGGAAGGCTGAAGAAGAAGCTCGAATTGCTCGCGTTCCCGCGCGCGCCCTTCCTGCACCCCAGCCTGACGGCCACGGGACTCTGCCTCCGCAACCTTTGCTCGGACGATTGCGTCGACCTTGGCTTTCTTCACGGCAACACCTCGTCGAAATCCACCCGCTCAGCCTCGGGCAAGTAGCCCATGTCCGCCTCGAACTCCTTCGCTAGCTCCTTGCGCATGACGCGCAGGTCCTCCGCCGACGCCATGCCCGCGAGGTAATCGCGCTCGCGCTTCACGATGGCGAGCTCGGCGCGCAGCTCGAGCGAGTCGTCGCAATTGCACGGCGCGCTCACCGGGACTCCTCCGGTGCGTACCGCGTCAACCGATACTCGCAGTCGGCAATCAGCCGGTTGTATTGGCGGACCTTTTCGCGGCCCTCCCGCTCAGTGAGCGGCCACTCGATCGCGCGCCAGTTGCGACCGCCACGCAGCGGGCGGCGCTCGATCATCCACACCACTCGGAATGCCCTCTGTAACGGCATCACACGTCCCTCCACACGCCGTCAGCGCGCAGCGATTGCCATCGACCACGCATCCGTCGCAGCCGCGGCGATGACGCGACCACGAGGCGGCAGGCGAGCTCGTGGCGCTCGCGCCTGGCTGCCGTGGCGGCATTCCCGCGACGTGAACATTTGTCTTGGGGTGGGCAAAAAAAGGGGATGGTCACGACGCCCTCCGCGGCGGGTCGAAATCGCCCAACCGACTCCGCTCGCCCAGGCCGAGAATCGACGGGGGCACGCAGGTGCAACCCGGGCAGCACTTCCACCCCGCGCGCCAGCTTGTCGGCCCGCAGCTACCGCCGCAGCCCTCGCATTTAGACTGTCGTATCCGTGTGTCGGCAGCTGCCCGGTTTCGTCGGTTTTCGTCGGTCTTCGACCCACCTTTACCGGCACGTTTCCCGCTGTTTACGAGGGAAGCCGTCACTGAAACAAGGCGATGGGCGCCTTTAGTCGAGTCGTTTTTCCACGGGACATTTGCCTTGCGCGGCGCCGGGAGCGCTGGAATGTCGTGTCCTTCCGGGGATTCGGCAATCGAGTGCTCCGCCAGTCGTGCCAGCTTTTCCGGGCGTGGTCGACCGTAAACCGTGTTCACGAGCTCGCTGCTCGTGTGGCCGAGCAGGCGGCGCACCACGTCGCTGTCGACGCCCAGCTCTTTGAGCCACGAGGCGTGCGTGCGCCGCAGGTCATTGGGGCAGCAACGGGGAATGCCCGCCGCGTCGCAAGCGTCCCAGAGCATCCGGTTGATGTTCCACTTCACGTGGTTGGCCACCGGGACGAGTGGCGCGGCCAAGTCGAGCAGCTTGCGGAAGGCCGATAGCGTGGGGACCACGCGGTCAGCCTCGTTCGTCTTGGTGCCCGCGATGTGCACGGTCGAGCCGACGATGGTCTTGACCAGGAAGACCTCGGAGCGGCGACAGCCGAGCGCGATGCACACGCACACGAACGCCTGCTGGTCCGGAGTCAGGTGAGCCATGAGCCGGACGAACTCCTCGGGGGTCAGCGCGCGCTCGCCCTTCACATGGTGCTCTTCGAAATCGGTCGGGCGCAGCGCTTCCAGATCGCCCGGATAGCACCCCGACCGCTTCGCTAGCCGCAGTAGGCTGATCATGGCCCTCAGCTCCTTACCGATGGCGTAGTCGGTCACTCCGTCGGCGCGCCGGAGGCTGATAAAGTCGTCGAAGGTCCCGGGGCCGATGTCCGCGAGCACTGTCGACTCGGGAATCAGCCGCACCCAATGGCCGAAATAGCGTGGGTACTGGCTCAGCGAGATCGGCTTCAGCTTCTCCGATTTCTTCGCGATCAACTTGGCCGCCCATTCTCCAAACGTCGCTTGGGTCGCGCGATAGTAGGACGGATCGTGACGCTGGAGCTCGCGCTCGCGCTTCCACGCTTTTGCGGCTTCGAGGCTCGTGCACTTCGTTGACTTCTCGCGTCCCGTGACCGGGTCCGTCGTGCACCACCAGAATCGACTTCCCTTGCGTTTGAAAAATCCGTCTCGTTTGCCCATCGTCGAAACCTCTCGGGTGTGATCCGTAAGCTCTCGCCCTCCGGCATCGCGCCGGCGCGCCGCATGATCTTGAATGCCTTGCGACGGCTGCATCCGTACTCGGCCGCGATATCGTCCGGGGTGAGGAACCGAGCGCGCGTCGCGATATCCTCGGGGGTGAGCGGGGTCACTTCGGCGGCTCCGGTAGCCGTACCCAGTGCGTCACGTCGTGAATAGCTCCGTCTGCGTCATGGAAGCCTCCCGAGGTGAGCTCGGCAATCGCTCGCCCGCAAAAATAGCGAACCACCACTCGCTCACCCATCTCTGGCATCCGCTCCCCAACCGGAATCCACTGCCGCTCCGCCTTCAGCCTCCGCACCTCTTCGGACAGGCGGGCGTTTTCGTCGAGTAGCGCGAGAACATTTCGCGGGTCAGTCGTCATCCAAGACGGGTCGTGCTGATGCGTCGCAGCCTCCGCCGCCTTCCGCAGCTCCGCCTTCTCGTCGCGAGTGAGCTCCGCCATCACTCCTCCCCCAACGCCATCAGCGCCATGCCGAATACCGCGATCGCCAACGCCAGCGCCGCGAGCGAGATTGCGATTTGCTGCTGCGTCACGCCGGCACCTGCCGCAGCACGCGCAGAATCTCCTCGCGCGAAACACCCGCGTCGAAGCTCGGGTTATCGACCCCCGGCGCCGTAAGAAGCAGCGTCGCCGCTGTCGCTACACCGAGCCCGCGGTCTCCGCCGCCTAGGTGACAGGCCCAACCCGCGACGCAACACGGTGTCCCGCATGTGGGGTCGGGCTTTCCGTCGCCCCATTCGCTCTGGTCATGCAGCTCCGGATGAGTCTCGATGTGAGCCGCGACCTTAGCGCGCAGCTCGAGAGCATCGGGCGCGTCGCCCCCAAGCATCGAATTTCGCAGATCGCCCAGGTTCGCGCCGTACAGGTTCGCGCCGCCCAGGTTCGCGTCGCGCAGGTTCGCGCCGCGCAGGTTCGCGCCGCGCAGGTTCGCGTCGTACAGGTCCGCGCCGTACAGGTCCGCGCCGTACAGGTTCGCGCCGTACAGGTCCGCGCCGTACAGGTTCGCGCCGTACAGGTTCGCGCCGCCCAGGTTCGCGCCGCGCAGGTTCGCGCCGCGCAGGTTCGCGCCGCGCAGGTTCGCGTCGTACAGGTCCGCGCCGTACAGGTCCGCGCCGCGCAGGTTCGCGCCGCGCAGGTTCGCGTCGCGCAGGTTCGCGCCGTACAGGTTCGCGCCGCGCAGGTTCGCGTCGGATCTGACCGCCTCCGCCACTGCATCCTTCACTGATTCAGCAGCAGCTTCAGCCTTGTACAAAACAGCCTTCGTGTACCGATGCAAAATCTCAATCATCACTCCGCCTTTCAAGCCGCTTTCAGCCCCAAAAACGCTGCCAACATTCGTCCGTCACCCGTGCCTGCTTCCCAGTGGCGAATCGTGCGCGGCGCCACGCCCCATCGCAGCGCGGCCTCGTCCTGCGTCAGCCCGAGCTCGAGTCGCCGCGCGCGGATTGCGACCGACCAGGCAGGTAGCGACCTGTTGCAGGGCGGCACGATGCGTAGCTTCGGGCTCATGGCTCCGCATTCCCTGTCCACGACAGACCAAGCAAGGGCAGCAGCGCTAGCCAGGGATGACCAGCGATGCCGAGGCCGCCGCAAAGTACGAGGCAAAATCCGTTACTCAGCATGCACTTGGTTTCGATGGTCACTTCGCAGCCTCCCCATGGTCATGAACGCAAAGCTCCTCGCGGAACCGCTCGCGCAACTGCGGGCACGCCAACACGATTTCGACATTCACCGGCGTGCGCAGATGCGCCCAGGCATGCATCGTCCGCTCGGAAATGCCGAGCCATCGCGCCGCCTCAGCGTTCGTCGCCTTCGCGGCAGACACGGTACGCAAAAGTGCAACGGCAATAATCTTCCGCTCTTTCGACCGGCGGGACATTCCCTGACCCGCTACTCGTGGCGATTTTGCGCTACGCTTTGCGGCCATGACAAAGCCTCCTCGCTGGTCTCGCTGTTGTCACTCGGCCGCCCCTTTGCTGGATTCGACTGGCTGGTCCCACCAATCGAGTTCGATGCCCGCGTGCTCGAGCAGCGCGCGAGCGTCCGCCAGCATCTTCGGAGTCTTCTCACCAGCGGCCAGGCGGCTGATGTGGGACTGCGAGATGCCCGTTTTGTCCGCGAGGTCAACTTGTTTCGTCGACTCGAGGAACTGCCTGAGCGCTGCGGCTCCGCGGTTGTCCGTCATTCTGGGTGGTAAAGCTATGTCACCTAGCATCCCATGTCAACTAGCATCGGTTGCCGGTCGGCATAAAAAGCGTGAGCCTCGACGAATGACCGCCTCTCAGCAGAAGCGGGGGAAAAAGAACCGCCAGCTCGACCCGCTGCTCGCGCGCGCGATCGAGCGCCTGCGCCAGCACATGAGCGAAGAAGGGATTAGCCAGCCCGCGCTCGCGGATGCCGCCGGACTGACGCAGGGGCACGTGAGCAAGCTCCTGGGCGGAAAGAGCCCCGAGGCATCGTTCTATGTGATCGCGCGCCTGGCGCAGGGCGCGGGCGTCTCCCTGGATGCGCTTGTCGCACCCGTGGCGCGCGTCGCCGAGGCCGCTCCGGCGTCTACGCCGCGCCTGCTTTCGAGCAAGCCGCCACCGTCGAAAACCGGCTGAAATCGGGCCGATCGGCTAGGTATTTTTCGCAATCGTCAGTATGCTAGTTGACATGGGATGCTAGGTGACATAGCTTCGGGGGTATGAAACAGCTGACGCTCGAAGTGCTCGCGATTCGCGCAGTGCTCGAGGTACCCGACTCCCCCCGTTCCGCCGCCGAGACCGAGCAGGCGAACGCATTCACCCGCGACGTGCTGGCGGCGTTCCGCCCGCGCCCGCTCGCGTCGACCCGCGCCAGTAGCAGCAACGTCGTGCCGTTCCGGAAGGTCGGTGCGCGGTGAAGCGCAGCAACAAGGCGAAGCACGCACAGTCGCGCCCGCGCGGTCAGCGTCGTGGAAACATCGGGCAGCGTCACTCCGGTGAGGATGCGCGCTACGCCCGTTACGTCGACGCCGTTCGCCTCGAGGCGTCGGGCGTAAAACTGTCGCAGGTCGGGATCGTCAACCGGCTCGCGCTGAAGATTCGCGACGCGCGCAACCTCGAGGCCAATCCGCGCGACTACCGCGCTCCGGGCAAGCCGTGACCATCGCCCGCGAGCCCGTCTGCTGCGAATGCGGCTGCGCGATATTCGACCACGGCGCGGAGCAATCCGACGCCTGGCTGAAGTCGATGTGTGGCGACTGCCACGCGGCTGAAGCGAAGGCGCTGGCCGCGTACGAGGCCGAGATGCAGGTCGGCGTGGATGCCGAGGATGCGGACGACCGCGCGCGGGCCAGGTGGGACGCGGAGCATGCGGGTGACTTTTTGCCGAGAGGAGCTTTCCTGTGAATCAACCAATCAGACTCGCATTCCCGGGTGGCG